GAAGGGGGTGGTGCCCATGAACATGATCTCCTCCTTTCGCCTCTACTCAGGCCGCCGCGAGATCGTCCCAGGCGGGACCGAGACCGTGGGCGGTGAGGACGTGACGGAGATCGGCGAGGCGGCGGTAGAGCGCGGACCGGCTGCCGAAACCCTCGGTTGCGAGCGCGGTGACCGGGCGATGCGCCAGCGCCGCGCAGAACCGGCGATCCTCGGCCGGGAGCCGCGCGAGGGCGGCCTGCAGGGCGTGGTGAAGTTCGGTGACGGCCGTGGCGCAGCAGGTCTGGCCGTGCCAGGCGGCAAGCCCGTCGTCCTCGGTCAGCGTGTCGCCGACCGGCTCGCGGGCTCCGGCCAAGGGCACATCGAGCGAGAGCAGCGACCCACCCTGCGCACGGCGCTGGCGGTGATGGCGCATCGCGATCCGCGAGGCCTGGTTGCGCAGAACGATGTTGGCGAAGGCGCCGATGCTGCCGCGCGAGGGGTCGTAGGCAGGCAAGCGGCGCAGCAGATCGACCAGGAGGTCCTGGCCCAGATCTTCGCGCTCGCAGACCGGCATGCTCAGCTTGCGCCGCAGCCGTTGCGCCGCCGCATCGGCTTCGCAGATGATGGTTTCAATGTCGTCGGGGGAGAGTTCGATCTGCATCGCTGTGCGCCTCGGTCATCGTTTCTGATGAGCCCAAGGTGCCGGATGCGGTCGGCGCGCAGGTGGGAACGGGGTGGGAATAAGGTGGGGGTTTGGTGGGTCCGGCCGCGTTAGAGAGCCAGTCGGGCAGAAGACCAGCTACGCCTGTTCATGCCTTGGTCGGCTCCAAGGCTGTTGCCGTGGTTGCTGGTCACTCGGATACTGCGGGCGCAATCGACCCGTCTCATCCCTTTGTTACTGTTCGGTTTCGAGGCTATGCTGGCTATCGGCGACAGAATCGCGAACCACGAAAGAAACATCCGCTGTCCTCGAAAAAATGAACCACAATCAATTTTTGAAATTCTATTGAGCGGTTAAAATGACATACTTGTTGGCGCGCGTAGAAAACTTTTCCCGCTTTGACGGGGAGAACCTATCTGCAGATCCAGTCATGGGGTATGGCCGAAGCGGCAAGGTTCCCCATGAAATCCATAACTTTTCGGTCGCATCAGATGGGTTCATTTATGGCTACCTTCCGAAAGAAGGTGGAGGTGACTTAAGCAGGCTGGGTGGCAATAGAGGCGACGCGGAAGTCTCCAACATCACAGTAATATTCATCAGTAGCGGTGTGTTGTGCGGATATTACAGGAATGCGACGGTCTTTTCGCATCCGATTAGGCACCCTGATAATCTTGAAGCCGGCAGTTCACCGATCTATTGCAGAGTGAAGGTGCAGCCCGAAAATGCATTTCTGATCCCAGCGGGCAACAGACACGACGAGCTACAGCCTAGACCATCCGGCCAGTTTCCAGTTCTCTACGGGAACGAGGATTCTGCTTGGGTCCGTTGGTTTGAAGGTTTGGTCGCAGGAATCCAGCAAACATTCCGCAGTGAGAAAAAACGAAGGAAATGGACAAGTAGTGTTGAGCGCAGCTCCAAGGCTCGAGCAATGGCGCTTCATGAATACGGCCTTAGATGTGAATGCTGCAATATAACGCACACCGACAACGTTCGTGCGTCGATTTTTGAAGTTCATCACAAGGTACCATACGCGGAAAACTTCGAGACGCGACAATTGAAGATATCCGATCTGGCAGTCCTTTGCGCAAATTGCCATCGAATGATCCACAGAATGCCGGATGTTTCCGATGTCAATGCTCTCAAAGCCTACCTGAAGTAGGTGAACGGTACCGGTTCAGTCTTCAACAACGATGTCCGCAGCGACGACGCCTAGACGGTAGCCCCTTCCTCGGACGGTCATGATCAGGGCCTTGCTCTCCGCATCGGTGAACCCCGCAGCCTTGAACGCGTCGCGCAGCTCGCGGATTAGATCCTTGGCCTCGCGCGCCGTCGTGCCTTCGACATGGGCTCCGGAGGCGACCTGATCGCGCGACATCGCTTTCTCCAGCAGGCGTTCGAACACGGGGAAAATCTGACGCGACAGAATGACGGAGCGACTGTCCCATTGAACCTCGGCCGTTGCCCTTCGCACACGAAGCACGGGCGCCAGCGGAACCGGCGCCAGAGCCGCGACATCGATTGCGACGCCGAGGCCATCCGAGGCAGGAATCAGCACCGCGAGGGTTTCGACCAGATGAAAGCCCGCATCCTGGTGTCGCCGGGCAATCTCCTCGGGCAACTGCGGCGCGAGGATCGTGACGTCCGAGCCCTGCGCTGCTTGGCGCAACGATGCGATGATGCCGTCGCCGGTCATGGCTGCAGGCTCCAGTGACAGAAACACCGCCCGACCCGTTGGCGTATCGCCGAGCCGCCAGACCTTCTCCGCCGCCAGCTTCGGGGCAACGCTGAACCCTGCCGCCGCGCCGATCACGGATGCCAGCGCGTCACCACCAATGCGGAACACGCGCAGATCGTCCTCGGTGAGATCGATGTCCTGCCGGCGGTCGAGCGGGCATTCAGCACGATATCCATCGCCCGCTTTCCGGATCGGCCGACAGGGGAGCCCGCATTCGCAGCCGTCGCAGACGTCCCAGTCGGCGAGCGGCGCCTGTTCGACGAGGACACGTTTCGCCAGCAGCCGGCCGAAGACCGGACCAAAGAACGGCGCGGCAAGCTCGCCAGGCAGGATTGCGTCGTCGCCAGCCTCACTCAGCCGCGTCAACAACCTCAAAATCGTCTCGGTCATTCATCAGTCCGTTCCGTTCGATCAGCTTCATCACCCGCGCCTCGTGCTGGGTGCGGCGGAACTGCACGACGCCCGGGGGCCGCAGCTTGACCGTGACCTGCGGCTGGCGCTTGCCGTCGCCCTTGAACAGGATCCGGAATACGAGTTCGCCCAGTCGCCAGGCGCCGCCGAACGAGACCGGCGTGCTGCCGAAATGCTGGAGCGCGTCACCGCCGAGATCCCGCGACCGCAGTGTGCGCACCATGCGGGGATACCCCTTCTTGCCGGGCGCCATCAGGTCGGCCGCCGCCTCGATGATCAGCACCTTGTCGATCAGTGGATCGTAGGCGGCGTCGAAGGCGAAGCCCGGTCCGGCCAGTTCGACCGGGCGCAGGGTATAGAGGTCCTGCGCATCGTCTCCATCAAAGAAACCCGGCCTGTCCAGAATGATCGAGGCGAAGAGTTCCGCGATCTCGGGCTGATGCGCCTTCCTGATGCGGGCCAGCCGCAACATCCCGGTGTTCTCGGAGTATCGCAGCACGGCGTGGGAAATCTGGCGAACGCTGATGACCCGCTCGATCTGGCCCTCGACGACCGGCATGGTCGAGACCATGGAGCCGTGGCTGACCACGAGGTTGATCTCGTCATCGTCGTCGTAGTCGCCCACCCGGCAGTAGTCCCCGAGAAAGGCGTCACGGAAGAGCGCGGCGACGGCCGTCCGGAACGCCTCGACCTTCTCCTCCGTCAGATCGATCGCAACGCCACGTTCCCGCCCGGCATATTCATGAAGGCGGTCGGCGGTGAGCATCGCCATGTGGTCGGCGGCGGCGTCGAACAGGTCGGGATGCTCCAGAAACACCCGGACGGCGATGTGCTTGGGATCATGCGCCTTGTTCGGGGCGTCCTCGTCGCCGGTCTTCATGTCGGGGAACAGATCGATGCCCTGACGGACGGCCTGCGCCTGGATGATCTCGAGGCCGCGGGCATCGCCCAGTTCCGCGATGCGGTGCAGATCGCCGCGCAGCCCCTCGGGATAGCTGTCTTCGGTGCCGGTCAGCAGTTTCTCCAGCGCCTCGCGGGCGGCATCCTCCTCCTGGTCCAGTAGGTCGACGGAGAAACCCTTGTACTTGCCCTCGTGCCGCGCCAGCAGCGGCTTCATCAGGGCGAGATCGATGGTCTTGATGAACCGGGGGTTCACGAACTTCTTCAAATTGCCGGTTACGACGAATCCCCTTTCCTGCAAAACCAGTGTTCTTGCTACGTTCTTTTGTGCGATTCTTCAACCTTTGCGGGATCGGCTGGGACGGTTTCCGAAATCGACGAGTAGAGGCCAGAGGAGACGACCGCTCCGAGGCCCGCATGAAACGCCCCAATCCGCTCCCGCCCGACCAGATGACGCCCGCCGAGCGCCGCGCCGAACTGTGCGGCCTACTGGCGCTCGGGCTGGTTCGGTTGCTCGGGCCAGATGGGCACGAAGTATCTGACAATACTGGAGAACGTTGCCTACACTATCCCGACGACCAATGCCGTCATGCAACTCCAACTCACCGGAGAAACGCATGACGAAGCCCGACCCCATCCCCGCGCGCCTGGCCGCGCTGAAGTCCATGTCCGTCACCCAATTGAAGTCGGAGTGGCAGACGTTCTTTGCGACAGCGGCGCCGAACAACAGCCGAGCGTTCCTCGAGAGCCGGTTGGCCTACCGCATCCAGGAACTGACGTATGGCGGTCCTGATCGCGAAACCCGACGCATGCTGGACCTGCTGGCCGACGAGGTCAGCGGCACCCTGACGCGCAAGAGCCAGATCGCCGATCCTCGCAATCCCGTGGTCGGCACGAGGCTGATCCGCGAATGGAACGGGGTCGAGCACACGATCACGGTCTTGCGGGATGGGTTCGAGTGGCAGGGGCGACCGTACAAATCCCTGTCGGCGATTGCACGGGCGATCACCGGGACACGCTGGAATGGCTACCGCTTCTTCGGGTTGCGCGAACGAAAGCGGGGGAATGATTGATGGATCAACGCGCAAATCCCATCCGCCGCCAACGCTGCGCCATCTACACGCGCAAATCTTCCGAGGAAGGGCTGGAACAGGAATTCAACAGCCTGCACGCACAGCGAGAGGCCTGCGAGGCCTACATCGCCAGCCAGCGTTCCGAGGGCTGGGTGCTGGTCCGCGATCAGTATGACGACGGCGGCATCTCAGGCGGGACGCTGGAACGGCCCGGTCTCAAGCAGCTTCTGGCCGACATCGAGGACGGCCTGATCGATGTGGTGGTCGTCTACAAGATCGACCGCCTGTCGCGGTCGCTGATGGACTTCTCGAAGCTGGTCGAGGTGTTCGACCGGAACGGCGTGACCTTTGTGTCGGTGACGCAGTCCTTCAACACCACCACGTCCATGGGGCGGTTGACGCTGAACATCCTGCTCAGCTTCGCGCAGTTCGAGCGCGAGGTCACAGCCGAGCGCATCCGTGACAAGGTCCGCGCCTCCCGCATGAAGGGCATGTGGATGGGCGGCTATGTCCCGCTCGGGTACGATGTGAAAGACCGCAAACTCGTGGTGAATGAGGACGAGGCTGCCACCGTGCGGGGTATCTTCGAGAGGTTCGTCGAGGTCGGTTCAGCTACCGTGCTGGCGCGCGAACTGCGCCGCAAAGGGCTCCGCAACAAGCAGGGCACGTTGGTCGGCAAGGGATATCTCTACAGGGTGCTGGTGAACCGCGTCTATCGCGGCGACGCGGTCCACAAGGGCAAGGCCTATCCCGGCGAGCATCAGGCCATCATCGACGGGCAGCTGTGGGATCAGGTCCATGCCATCTTGCGACAGAACCCGCGAAAGCGCGCCAACAACACCCGCGCGCAGGCGCCCGCGCTGCTCAAGGGGCTGATCTTTACGGCCACGGGCGCCGCAATGACCCCGAGCAGCACGAAGAAGGGCGCGCGGCGGTACCGGTACTACGTCTCGATGGACGTCATCAAGAATCGCGAACCCAGCGATGAGGGCATTCCGAGACGGCTTCCTGCCGACCTCGTGGAAGCGGCCGTGGTGACCGAGTTGCGGCGGGTGATGCGCGCGCCCTCGATCACGGCACAGGTCATCGCCCACTTGGCGCGCGAGAGTCACGCCTTCGCCGAGGCCGACGTGATCTCCGCGCTGCAGACGTTCGAGGACGTCTGGGGCCAGCTGTTCCCTGCGGAGCAGACGCGGATCGTGCAGTTGCTGGTGCGCCGGGTCACTGTGACGTCCGAGGGGTTGGTCATCGATGTGAGGACCGACGGCGTCTCGGGCGTCATGCGCGACATGATGGCCCCACGAAAGAAGGTCGCGGCTGAATGATGAAACCCGACGAGTCCATCCAGATTTTCGTGCCGCTCAAGGTCCGCAAGCAGAACGGGCGGCCGAAGATCATGCCGCCCGCCACCTATCTGCCCAGCGAAGACCGGACGCAGGATCCGCATATCCTGCGCGCCATCGGCCGGGCGTGGGGCTGGCGGCGACGCATGGAAGCTGGTGAATTCAACACGGTCACCGATCTGGCGAAAGCCGTGGGGCTGGCCGAACGCCATGTCAGTCGACAGCTGCGGCTCGCCTATCTCGCGCCGGGTGTCCTCAAGCGACTGGTCTACAAGCGCGAGGTGCCCGCCGTGACCCTGTTGAAACTGACCGATGTCGCGGCCCTGCCATGGCACGAACAGCCGGAGCGGGTATTCGACTGAGCTTCAGTGAAAGCTCGCCTGAAAGGTCGTCGCGGTCAGCGAGACATGCGCGTCCAGCGGCGGGTGCAGTTCGAACGCCTTCGGCTCGCGTGAGAAATTCCACAGCCGGAACAGACGCCATTCCGACCGGCGCTCCTCGGCCACGGCCAGCTCGTTGCGGGTGATGTGGAAGGGCGTGCGCTCCCATCCGTTCGTCGTCTTGACCTCGATCAGCCGGGGCAGACCGTCGGGGGCGAAACTCGCGATGTCGTAGCCCGCCCCGTCGCCATCCTCCTCCGACACCCAGCGCACCTTGCGCGCCAGATCGTCCCGTCCAACCGTCCGCAAGGCCGCGCGCTCATGCGCCAACACACGCTCCTCACCCGCGCGGCCGAGTGCCCGGTTGCGCTCGTCCCGGCCCGCGACGTCGAACTTCCGGGCGATGTACAGCATCTGGTCCAGCTCCTGCGGCGGGGGCTGGTTCGACAGCGTCGGCGGCGGTCCGATCCAGATCTGCGCCGCCTCGCGTAGGCCAGCGGCGGGTTGCAGCCCCGGTTGGCGCCCGAGCCAGGCGGGGTTCAGCGCCAGCCACCGCGCCACGGCATCCACCAAGGTCATCTGGAAATTGAACGCGGGCTTGTAGCCGGGGATCCAGTCCTCGCCGAGCCCCTTCAGCACCGCGCTGATGTTCTGGTGCTTGAACTCGACGGCCCCCTCGGACCGGTCGTTCAGCAGCGGCAGGAGCGCGCGCCGATGCTCGACCTTGCTGTAGCGGCGCGCGGAGATGTCGTCGGCCAGCATCGCGAAGTAATCCGCGACGATCAGGTCGTTCTCTGCATCCGTCCAAGGCCCGTTCGACATTGCGCCAGGCTATGGGCGCGAAGTCTGTTTGTCATCAGAGACTTCCGGCGGGGTCCTGGCTCGCTTCAGACGCTTCCGCCGGACTTGGGGATCGGCCGCCACGGAGCCGTCCTTTTGGCCGCCCTGCGCCTTCGTGCCGGTCTCCGTTACCAGATTATCTCGCGAACGGGACGACCCCATGAGCGCGGCAACCCATTGGAAATGCAAGGATGTTTTACGCCGTCCCGTGACCATCAAGGGGCGCTCGAAGAGAGACGCGGGCCATTCGGAGACCCATTTCGCGTCAAGCGCCCAGTCTCCGAAGGGCGGATGGCACAGCCAACGCCCTTTGAAACAAAAAGAAAAAAGGCCCCAATCGGGGCCCCTGGACGGATTCGGTGTCTGAATGTGGCGGAGGGAGCGTCCGCCGTTTTGATGTTTCATCCCGCTGCTAATCGCGGCAATTATTCAATCACATCAAGGCATTTAGCCCTCGCTCTGTAGCACCGCGTTGCATTGCATCGCACCCAATGCTAGCCTGTTTGGCGGGTAGGATGGGGGGCGCAGGATATGCCAAGGCAAGCGAGAGCATTGACGGCGATCGACGTGAGGCGTTTGGCGCATCCGGGCGGCGGGCGGGGAAACGTTACCGTCGCGGCGGGCGGCGTCGCCGGGCTGCTGCTGCAACTGACGCCGGGCGGCGGGCGCACATGGCTGCTGCGCGCGCTGGTAGGGGGCAAGCGGCGCGAGATCGGGCTGGGCGGCTATCCTGACGTGACGCTTGCTCAGGCGCGCGAGCGGGCGCGTGAGGCGCGCGACGAGATAAGGCGCGGCGTTGATCCGGTAGAGCGGCGCAAGGCGGCGCGCGCGGCGATGGTGACGGCGCGGGCGCGCGGGGTGACATTCTCCGCAGCGGTGGACAAGTTCCTTGCAACCAAGCTGACGGAGTTCCGCAACGCCAAGCACGCCGCACAATGGCGCGCGACGCTCGGCGCCTACGCCGCGCCCGCGCTGGGCGACATGCTCGTTTCGGAAATTGGCGTTCCTGACATCCTGCGCGCGCTTGAACCGATATGGTCCAGCAAGACAGAGACGGCGACGCGGCTGCGCGGGCGGATGGAAAGCGTCCTCGCATGGGCGGCGGTGGCGGGGCATCGCAGCGGCGATAATCCGGCGCGGTGGCGGGGCAATCTCGACGCCGTGTTGCCGAAACCTGGCAAGGTGGCGAAAGCCGACAATCAACCTGCGGTGCAGCTTGGCGACGTGGCGCGATGGTTCGCGGCGGTGCGCGCGCGTGAGGGCGTATCGGCGCGGGCGCTGGAATTCGTGGCGCTGACCGCTTGCCGCAGCGGAGAGGCGCGCGGCGCGACATGGGCTGAATTTGACCTGGAGGCGGGCGTCTGGACGGTTCCAGCCGCGCGCATGAAGGCGGGCCGTGAGCATCGGGCGGCGCTGTCGGCTGAGGCCGTGGCGCTGCTGCGGGCGCTTCCCCGGATGGCGGGCGATGATGTCGTGTTCACCGCGCCGCGCGGCGGGGCATTGTCCGACATGGCGCTGTCGGCTGTCATGCGGAAAATTCACGCGGCGGAAATTGCGGCTGGCGGGGCGGGCTTTGTTGACCGCGTGTCAGGGCGCCCGGCGGTTCCGCACGGGCTGCGCTCGACGTTCCGCGATTGGGCGGCTGAGCGCACGGACTTTCCGCGCGACATGGCTGAGATCGCGTTGGCGCACACCGTTGGGGGCGCCGTGGAGCGGGCGTATCGGCGCGGCGACATGTTGCAGAAACGCCGGGCGATGGCGGCGGCGTGGGGGCGGTTCCTGCGCGGCGAGACGGGCGCGAGGGTTGTCCAGATGGGGGCCGCGCGATGAGGCCGAGCGCGGAAAGGCGCGGGCGGAGGGGGCTAGGGCGCGCCGATCTGCGACCCGTTGGCGCATGTAGCAAGGGCGCGTAATCTTTCGCATCAGGCGGCGGCGTGTCGCCATATCGCGAAAGGGGCGAAGTATGTATTTAACAGACAAGCAAGTCGCGGCGCGTTTCGGCGTTTCGCGCATTACGATTTGGCGCTGGGCGAGCGACTTGGACTTCCCCGCGCCGGTTAAGCTTTCACCCGGCGCGACCCGCTGGCGGCTGGCGGACGTTGAGGCGTGGGAAGCTACGCGGCGGGCGGCGTGATCCATGGGCGGAAACGAAACCCCCGGCGCGCTGGCAGGCGCGACCGGGGCAGGGACTCGGACGTTTCGCGGCGTCGGGACCGATTCTAGCGCACATGGCGGCGTTTTTGCAAGGCACGCGATGAGTTATTTCAGCGCGGGCCTGCCCTGTTTTCCGGTTGACCCCCGCCGCAAGCGCCCGGCGGTCACGGGATGGCAAAAACCGAACCGCCGAAAGATCGCCGCATGGATGGCGAGATGCGGCGATGCCGATGGTCTAGGCGTCGCCATGGGCGCGCCGTCGCGGCTGGTAGAGGTTGACGTTGACACGGCGGGCGATGCGCCGCTAGCGGAGGCGCTGGAGCGTTTCGGCGATAGCCCCGTCACGATCAGGACCGCAAGCGGCAAATCAAAAATCTGGTATCGCCACGCGGGCGAGCCGCGCATGATCCGCCCGATTCCGGGCTTGGCTGTTGACGTGCTAGGCGGCGGATTCACGGTCGCGCCGCCGTCATGGCGAGAGGACTTGGGAGCCGCGTATCGCTTCCTGACGGGCGGGCTTGCCGACCTGGACCGCTTGCCGACGATCCGCCCCGGCGCGCTAGACGCCAGCACACGCGGCGCGGCGGGCGTCCACACGGGCGAGCGCAACAACCGGCTGTTTCGTTACGCCATGGCGCAGGCTCGTTTCTGCGACGATCTAGGCGCGCTGGAGGACGTATGCACGACATGGGCGGCGGCAATGCCTGACCCGCTTTCGTTGGCTGAGGTGCGCGCGGTCGCGGCGTCGGCATGGCGCTATGAGGCGAGCGGGCGGAATTTCATCGGCATGTCGCGCCCGCAAGTTGGGGAGATCGACATGGCCATGGACGCGCTGAAAGCCGCGCCGGATGCGTTCTATCTGTTGGCCCTTTTTCGCCGCTATCACGCGAACCGGGGGGCTTTCGCAATCGCGCCAGCGGCCATGAGTGCGGCGCAGAATCCGCCGTGGCATCGCACGCGCATCGCAAGGGCGCGCGACATGCTCATTGAACGCGGCTTTTTGGATGTTTTGTCGGATCCCGAACGCGGCAAACACCGGGCCGGATCGTATCGCCTCAAAATGCCGGAATCCGGCCACAATCACTTAAACATCCCTCCCCCTTCTCTTGAGGCTTCCGCTTGGGTGCCTGCTGGCGCTGCGGGGGCTGGCGATGACCTCGGCGGCTGAAGCGGGCGGCGGCTTGGCGATTGCGATTGCTGGACGCGGTTTTCTGCGCTCGACGATGCGCGCGACCCGGGCGCGTGGCGATGCACTTGGTCCCAATGAAGGCCGAGCGCTGCGGGCGTGGCGCCGGGGTCTGAGTTACCCTCTCTCTTTCCCTGTTGATAACGATTCGCAAGTGGGTGAAGCATGAGCAACGCGACCAAAGCGGCGCGATTCCTGGCTGGACTGCGCATCCCGGAAGGGCGGCTCGCTGGCCGGGCGCTGCGGCTGGCGCCTTTTCAACGGCAATTCCTGCGGGGTGCGATGGCGCGCGGCATTTCGATTGCGGCGCTTTCGGTTGGACGCGGCAACGGAAAAAGCGCGCTGTCGGCGGGTCTGGCGCTTGGCGCGCTGCTGGGCGCCTGGGATGAACAACCGCGACGCGAGATCATAATCGCGGCGCGCACCCGCGACCAAGGGCGCGTCGCGTTCGGTTTCGTGGCCGGCTTTGCGCAGTCGATCCCTGACGACATTCAAAAGCAACTGACGATCCGGCGCGGCTCGCGGCTCGAAGTTTCGTTCGGCGATCACATGCTCCGCGTGATTTCGTCGGATGCAAAAAACGCTCTGGGTTCTGCGCCGACATTCGCGATTCTGGACGAGCGCGGGCACTGGCCGCTCGACAAAGGCGACGACCTGGAGGCGTCGATCCTGTCTGGGCTGGGCAAGCGCGGCGGGGCGGCGCTGTTAATCAGCACAAGCGCGGCGGATGACGCGCACCCGTTTTCGCAGTGGCTGGATCATCCCCCAGCCGGAACTTACGTCCAAGAGCATCGCCCGGCGCCGGGGCTTCCCGCTGACGATTTGCCGTCGCTGCTGGAGGCGAACCCCGGCGCGGTGGCGGGCATCGGTTCAACGCCGGAATGGTTGACGGCGCAGGCGCAGCGGGCGATCTCGCGGGGCGGCTCCTCGCTTTCGACGTTCCGGCTTTTCAACCGAAACGAGCGCGTCTCCGGCCAGACGCGCGGCTTGCTGCTGACGGTCGATCAATGGATGGCGGCGGAGGCTATCGATCTCCCCCCGCGCGACGGGCCTTGCGTGATCGGAATCGACCTGGGCGGGAGCGTGAGCATGTCGGCGGCGGCGCTGTATTGGCCGGAGACGGGGCGGCTTGAGGCGCTTGGTTGTTTCCCGTGCTCGCCAAGCCTTGCGGATCGCGGCGCGGCTGACGGCGTTTCCGGGCGATACAGCGAGATGCAAGATCGCGGCGAACTGCTGACGCTGGGTGACAAAGTTGTCCCGGCGGCGGCGTTTATTCAGTCCGTGGTGCGTCGGCTCGACGGCGCGAGCGTTTCCGCGCTGGTGGCGGATCGCTACCGTTCGGCGGAATTTGAAGAGGCGCTCGCTGCGGCGGGCGTGTCGGCGCCGGTGGTCTATCGCGGGCAAGGGTTTCGCGACGGCGCGGAAGACGTCGAGCGGTTTCGGTCGGCGGTTTTTGATGGCCGGGTTTCAGTCGCGCCGTCGCTGTTGCTGCGGTCGGCGTTCGCTGACGCGGTGACAATTTCCGATCCGGCGGGCAACGCGAAACTCGCGAAGGCGCGCTCTACCGGGCGAATAGACGCGGCGGCGGCGACGGTCCTTGCGGTGGCCGAGGGCGCTCGCCAGCGGGCGCGACCGATACGGGCGGCGCGCGCGCCGATCTGGGCGTGAGCGCGTTCCATCGCGACCCGGCATGGGCGGGGCTGCGGCTAGCGGCAAAGAGGCGCGACCGCTGGGCCTGCGTCAAGTGCGGATCGAAGCTGCGGCTCGAGGTGGATCATGTGCGCCCGGTCAAACTGCGCCCCGATCTGGCGCTATCCCTTGAAAACCTGCAAACGCTTTGTCGATCATGCCACGTTGACAAGACGCGACACGACAAAGGCATGTCCCTGTCGCCGGAGCAAAGGGCGTGGAAACAAGCGATTTTGCATTTGTATGCGCCGCCCCGTCGCGGTATATTCTATAAGTGATCGTCGGATGACGAACAGGCCCTTTGATGGAGACTTCCCTACATGCTCGAATCGGTCAAAATCGCGCGTCGCCAGTCGGAAATTCGCCAGCAGCTTGCGGCGCTGGCGGGCAGGGATGCGCCGACTGACGATGAAACTCGGTCGATGGAAACGCTCGATGCGGAGTATCGCGTTAACGAAACGCGGTATCGCGCGGCGCTGATCGCTGAGGATTCCGAGCGGCGCGACGCTGGGGCCGAACTGGAGACGCGCGGCGGGCGCGAGTGGTCGAGCCTGGTGACGGGCTTTGAACTGCGGCAAGCGATCCTGGCGTTGGACGAAGGCCGGGCGCTCTCCGGCGCGACGGCGGAGGTCGTGCAGGAAATGCGCAGCCGGGGCGGGTATCGCGGCGTTCCGATCCCGCTCGAGGCGCTGGAGACCCGCGCGGGCGAGACCGTGGCGGCCACCCTTCCCGCGCCGCGCGACGTGCGCCCGCTGATCGATCGATTGTTCCCTGAAAGCGCGGCGGCGCGCATGGGCGCGCAGATGATCTCTATCGGCGCGGGCGAGACCGAGCATCCGGTTGCGACCGGCGGCGCGACTACGGGTTGGCAGGCGACCGAGGTCGGCGCGGTTGGCGCGGCGTCGGCGTTCACCACGTCTGGGCTGTCGCTGAAGCCCGAGCATACGCTGGGCGCGCAGATGCGTGTCACCCGGCGGGCGCTCCTGCAGGTTGGCAGCGGGCTGGAGGCGGCAATCCGGCGCGATCTCTCCGGCGCTATCGGGGCCGAACTTGACCGGGCCGTTTTCCTTGGGACTGGCGCGGCGGGGCAGCCGCTGGGCGTGATCGCCGGGGCCGCGACCTATGGCATCGCCACC